TGGTTATCTGGCTTCCAAGAACGCAAGAGGCAGTTCGGCGCACTTTATTGTGGAGGACGGGCGAATTACGTGTATCGTATCGCCCGTAGATGCGTCGTGGCACGCCGGTAATGCGTATGGATCAGCCACTTCAATCGGTATTGAATGCAGGCCGGAAGCTACTGACGGTGATTATGAGACAGTAGCGTGGCTAATTAGGTTCCTTCGGGATACCTACGGAGCAGGTCTGCCGCTTATACCACATAATTACTGGACAAATACAGCCTGTCCCGGTGTATGGGACTTAGCTCGGCTGGATCAAATGGCACGACAGACAACAGTAGTACCCCAAGGAGGTACAGTGGCTACTTTCCATCCCGGTGAGGATTGGTACAATGCAATGATTCATGCTCAGGCACGAATCGACAAGCGTACCAACTACGTCAAAAGCAAGAATTCCCCCACTATTTATGACATTAGTGGAGGAACCTTGCGCGGCCTTATCTACGAAGAGTGGGTAGTTCTCGAAAGCGCGGGTCACCGCTTTGAAGTAGTCGATCAGCATAAGATCGACGCATGGCTGGCAAAGCAAAATGTCGGAGATACCGCTTAAAGTGGCTGTAGTTGCCAGTCTTGAAATGGGACTGACAATCGGCCTAGCAGTAATAACCTACTATTCAATGAGAGTAATAGTCACGGCCACCAGACAGCACAGGTGGCAGGGCTGGAGAGAGTTGTAATAATGGAACTGTGGTTGCCTTCACAGCTAAGTCAGGACATGATCGACTTGGCTCAGGAATTGAATGACAAGTACCCCAACCTGTCACTCGCATGGATTCCGCCGGAAAACCGGGGTGAAGGCGACGACAGGCCATTTGCTATCGTCCAGATTGACCGGGACGGTAACCAACTGGCTATTATCCACAGAATGAGCCAGTTTGAAGTACATGGTGCGTATATCTTTAACTGGCTGTGGGCTAATGACTCACAGCGGGTAGACGTATACGACCAGTATCTGAAGCAACTCGAAGCTGAGCAGGCGCGGCGTGAACAGCAGAATACCGAGAAGATCAACCAAATGGCTGAGGTCGTTCATTCGGTAGCCAAATCGCCTCTGCATACCTACCGGATTAACGGCCGGAAGATCGGTACTGATAACTACGAGCCACGGATCGGACGGGAAGTAGAAAATGCCGAATCGTAAACAGGCCAATGGAGCACACGACATGCTCTATAGAATTCCGCCTAACAAGTGGAGGGATTTACCCTACAAAGACCCTAAAACAGGTCAAACTACGGGTACTGTGGGCCAGCGTCTAGATGAAAACCGGGCCAACGCTCCAAAGCCTCGTGATTTCAGCGCTCTGGATAAGGCACAAGTAACCTCTACGGACGCTCAAAACAACTCGAAACGTAAAGCCCTGCTGGACGTACTGAATCAATATAAGAGGTAAAGATGCCGGTTGAGCGTTATTCCAAGACGGTTAACGACGTTATTACCGCGGTAAAACGTCAGTTTGGCGACGAATCCGGCCAGCAGATTACCCACGCTGACATCTCAGCGTGGGTATCCGATGCTCAAAGGGAAATCGTCATTAACAATCCTGAAGTCAATCAGGATATGGTTCAGTTCAACATTACTGCCGGTACTGCCCAGTATCCGGTACTGGCTAATGTCCCCGATATGCTGGTAATCCACAGCCTGCACTACAACGGGGAATTCCTACGTAATCTCTCGTTCCAGCAGGCTCAGGAATACATCATTCGAGAGAGTGATACCAGCGAAGATACCCGTCCTGCCTTTTGGTATGAATGGGCAGGGGTTATCAACTTCTGGCCAAAGCCGAATACCAGCATTGTCAACGGGGTGACGATCTTCTATTCCAAGGCACCGGACGAGATTACCAGTACCGGCGTTATCCTGAGCGTACCTGACAGCTATTTTAAGTCTGTGGTCGATTTCTGTATGACACAGGCATACGAAATGGACGACAATGCTCAAATGGCACAGGCGAAAGCCACCCAGTTTGAAACGTCCATGCAGAAACAGGCGAACCGCCAGCGCTCACAGGACAACTTCTATCCCACAGTCACTTGTCTACCGGAGGATACTGATTACTGATGCCGGGTAAACCTATTGCTATCGGCCCGTTTACGGGGGGACTCAACAATATCTCTCTTGCGGGTGAAGCAAGGGACTCGGAAGTAGTCGATCTTATCAACCTTGAAGTAACGGTGGATCAGGCCCTTACTTCGCGCCCGCCCATTGAGGCTATTGCTGGCAGTACACTACCTTCCACCAATACGATTGGCTGGGAGGTTCTTGGCGTTTATCGGGTCACCACATCGGAGTGGTATCTTATCGTTACCGTCCCCAAAGACGGTACGACGAATACTGATACGACAGTCAAGGCGTACCTGAACGGTATTATCGGCGTCGGGGAATCTATAACCACTATCAAGCAGTCTGTGGGCATATCCAACCGGGTAACCTCAATGGTTCAGTTCAAGGAATACCTGTACTTCAACGTCGATGCTGGAGCCACAGACACCGGATTCCGCTGGAAGAAAGGTGACGGTGTTGGCGGTTCCGCTATTGCCGCCATGCCTCGCGGTTCCGTCATGATTACATGGAAAACCCGTATCTGGGTATCAGGTACAGGTCAAAGTGCAGACGGTGACCGGGTATGGTTCTCGACCATCGACGAAAGCGGCCCGCACCCTGAAACATGGGGCGCACAGGATTTCTTCGATGTGGCTCCCGGTGAGGGCGGTTTTATTACCGCCATGATTCCGAGCTTCAACAACCTGATTATCTTCAAGAATGACGGTACATGGCGGTATAGCTTTCCAGCAGACCCGGCCAAGGGTTCTGTGGACAAGATTTCCGGCAATGTCGGCTGTGCCGGTCGTAATGCCGTAGTGGATTTTGAGAACTATATCTACGTCTACGATCAGGGCCGGGTATATGAACTGGTGAACTCCAACTATACCCAGATCAACCGTTTCGTCCGGTTTACGGAGGACGGTTTGGGCGTGGATTCAGTAGCCAATGGCGTCGAAATGAGTATCATTAATAGGCGTCTATTGGTGCGGTACTTTAACGCGCTCTTTTGCTTTACTATTGACAGCAAATCATGGAGTCAATGGCGCACGTATTCCGGTACACCGGGGGAATTCATTGAATTGCCCGGTAGCAGTGATTCCTCTGCCCCGTCAGTTTTCATTGCGGCCAGCAGAGGAACCACCCAAGCGGCCTCGTCCAACTTTATACCGGATTCCAGCTTTGCCGATGCGACTATAAGGGCCGCTCGTGCCGCATTGGTCGGCGGATCGGTAAGTTATTCCGGGGTCAGTGCTACCTTTCAGTCTACAGCATTGGCGTCAATGCAACTAAACAGCAGTGGATCGCTAACCGACTACAATATACCTGTAAGTACCTCACAGCAATTCCAAGCAACACTGACTGTGGACTCTATTACAGGTACTTTTGTGGTCGATGTGACCTATCTGTTGACCAATGGTTCTACCAGTGTGCTTACGTCCGCCAATATGACCACTACCGGGGCTAAGACTTTCGACTTTACCACCCCGGCAGGGGCTATTTTGGCGCGTATTTCGATACGTTCCACGGTAAACGGCACTATTACCTACAGATTGCCCAACTTTAACCGTACTACAGTGACCGCACCCTTCAATCTGATGCGTATTACCGACACATACCCCGGTCAGGCGGCGGCAATCGAGTATATCGACTGTTATTTCCAGACCAAGAGCTATGATTACAAGGCACCGGGCAATTTCAAGCGTATTTACTGGGCTGGCATGGACGTTAAGGCCACCAGACAGATTACGGCAGAATCTAGGCCGGTTTCGAGGGTAGTTCCCGTCCTGTGGAGCCAATTGGAGGCATATACCTTCGATCAACTGGCTCAGGGCGTATGGGGTAACCCGCTTTCGTGGCTAACCAGCGTTATTGCCGATATAGACCTGCTACCGGAGGACTTACTGCCCTCTGAAAACGGAAGATACTTCAAGAAGTTTGCCGGTGCCATGAGGTTCCGGCAAATGTCCTATATCATCCGTATGTCGAGTCTCGGTAATGCGGATACAGGACCTATTAAGTTCTTCACCATTACCACATATGTAAACACAAAGCAAGAAGTCGTTGACGCATCTACCTAAGCAGGTAATATAATACTATGTACGGAGCCATGAAGCGCCTTGACCCGAACGTTTCCGGTTCTAAGGCCAACAG